ATACAATGACAACAAAAAACAAAAAAAGAAAAGACCCTAAAGTTGGAACAGGTAAAAAACCAAAAGGCAGTGGAAGACGTTTATACACGGATGAAAACCCTAAAGACACTGTTAGCATCAAATTTGCAACTCCATCTGACGCAAGAGCAACAGTTGCAAAGGTTAAAAAACTCAATAAACCATATGCAAGAAAAATTCAAATCCTCACAGTCGCAGAACAAAGAGCCAAAGTCATGGGTAAAACAGAAGTTGTCGCTATATTCAAAAGGGCGAAAAAGCAATTAAAGAAAGCGAGAGAGAAAAAATAATGCCACATTATACGAAACCATTAACAAAAGTAATTAAAGGATTAAATAAGGCATCTAAATTACATAAAAAACAAGCTAAAACTTTAATTAAAATTAGAGCAGATCAAAAGAAAAGATATAATAAAAAGAAATGACTTGTGAATGTGGTGATGAAAACTGTAGGTGTGTTAAGAATGATTTAATACCTGATAAACAAGCATACCAAGTAAACAAAAGAAGAATGGCATGGGTTTTAATTATTCTTATGGGTATTACCACTATCCTAACTTTGGCATTCCCAGACAGACTTGCAGAAGCAGAGAGTATTCTTATGACACAATATATTTCAATGTGTGGACTGGTTGGAGCGTATTTTGGTTTTAGTGCAATCAGTGGGAGAAAATAATGAATTTAGATAGACTAAGAGAAGAATTAAAGATAGATGAAGGATGTAAATATGAAGTATATTTAGATCATCTTGGATTACCTACATTTGGTATAGGACATCTTATCAGACAAGATGATCCTGAATACATGATGGGAATAGGAACACCTATTGATGAGATAAGAGTTAATGAAGTATTTGAACAAGATATAAATGTTACAATAGGTGAATGTAAAAAATTATTTGATGATTGGGATAAACTACCTGAAGAAGTACAATTAATTATGGCTAACATGATGTTTAACATGGGTAGACCTAGACTATCTAAATTTAAAAAGATGATACAAGCTATTAGAGATGGTGATTGGATTGAAGCAGGAAATCAAATGCAGGACTCACGATGGTACAAACAGGTAACAAACAGAGCAGACAGACTTATATCTCGCATGAAAGCAGTAGGCTTGAGTTAAAAAAACAAAGAATAAGAAAGAAACATATAGAAAACTTAAAAGAGTTTTTTAAACCTAGAAAAAGGGAGTTTATTAAATATGAGTAAGAAAGATAAAATTAAAAGTAAAGTAGTAGAAATAGAAGCTACACCATACACGACACCAAGTGGTGTTTACAAAGGTGAGTACGTTACATATCAACAAAGGTTAAAAGAGATAGATAGAAAAAAAGCTCTGAAGAATATAAAAGAAGCTGTTAAAAAATCTTTTGGTGATATAGATTTAAGAAAAACTGGGTTATTTAGATAGTGGCTAGAAAATTAACAGAACGTCAACAAAAATTTATTGATGCGTTGTTTGCAGAAGCAAATGGTAATATTAAAGATGCAAAGATAATTGCAGGATATTCTCCTACAACAAACAATCAAGAAATAATAAACGCTTTAAAGGAAGAGATATTAGAAGCAACGCAAATGTTCATGGCAAGTAATGCACCTAAAGCTGCACTTGCTATGGTAAGTGGCATTGATGATCCTACAGAACTAGGTACAAGAGATAAACTAAGTGCAGCAAAAGAACTGTTAGATCGTACAGGTTTAATTAAAACTGAGAAGATACAAGTAGAATCTTCAGGGGGTGTAATGTTAATGCCACCTAAAAAAGTAGAGGAAGATGAGTAGATCAACTGGTGAGTGGAAGTTACCTGAGTTAATAGATTTAAAAGAAAATAGTGAATGGGTAGCAATACCACGTATAGCAAAAACAACTCCGTTTGGATATAAACCTGATCCTGAGAATGATCATATTCTTAGACCTATACCACGTGAGTTAGATGCACTTGAAAAAGCAAAGCAACATTTAAAACAGTATTCATATAGAGAAGTAGCTAACTGGTTAAGTAAGTTTACTGATAGATACATCTCACATATAGGATTAATGAAAAGAGTAAAGCGTGAGCAAAAACGTAAGAACAAAGCTAGAACTCTCCGTGTCTGGTCAGAGTATGCAGAAAAGGCGATCCAAGCCGCGAAAAAACTTGAAGAAGAAAGAACAAGTAGCAGAGCCTAAACCTGTTATAAGAGAGTTAGAAGAAATAGAAACTGTTCCTGAAGAAGAACAGAATGTAGTATTTAAACCAAATGCAGGACCTCAGACTGAGTTTCTTGCAGCAGGAGAAAGAGAAGTTCTATATGGTGGTTCAGCAGGTGGGGGTAAATCCTTTGCAATGTTGGCAGACCCACTCAGATACATGGGTCATCCAGCCTTTAGTGGGTTGCTCCTTAGACACACAACGGAAGAACTCAGGGAACTTATATTCAAATCGCAAGAACTCTATCCGAAAGTCTGGAAAGGGATTAAGTGGTCAGAAAGAAAAATGCAATGGGTAGCACCATCAGGTGCTAGACTATGGATGTCATACCTTGATAGAGACCAAGACGTTATGCGTTATCAAGGTTTGGCATTTAGTTGGATAGGTTTTGATGAATTAACACAATGGTCAAGTCCATTTGCTTGGAACTATATGCGTTCACGTTTACGTTCTACAGCATCAGACTTACCAATCTTTATGAGAGCAACCACCAATCCGGGTGGTATTGGACATCAATGGGTTAAGAAAATGTTTATTGACCCAGCACCTTTTGGAGAAGCATTTGATGCAACAGATATTGAAACAGGAGAAGTCCTCAAATACCCATCAGGACACCCCAAAGCTGGAAAGTCTTTATTCAAACGGAGATTTATTCCTGCAAGATTATCTGACAATCCATACCTCTCAGAAAGTGGAGACTACGAAGCCATGCTTCTCTCTCTCCCAGAGCATCAAAGAAAACAATTACTTGAAGGTGATTGGGATATTAAAGAGGGTGCGGCATTTAATGAGTTTGATCGTAAGATACACGTTGTTAAACCCTTTCCGATTCCTAATAATTGGGTTAAATTTCGTGCTTGTGACTATGGTTATGGGTCTTATTCAGGTGTGCTTTGGTTCGCTGTATCGCCAGATGAACAGTTGGTTGTTTACAGGGAACTTTACGTATCTAAGGTCCTTGCCACAGATTTGGCAGATATGATATTGGAGGTAGAATCAGGAGATGGCAATATTAGATATGGTGTTTTGGACTCTAGCCTTTGGCATAATCGTGGCGATACTGGTCCTTCTTTGGCTGAACAAATGATCACACGAGGATGTCGTTGGAGACCATCCGATAGAAGTAAAGGAAGTCGTGTTTCAGGTAAGAATGAAATACATAGAAGATTACAGGTAGACGAGTTTACGGAAAAACCTAGACTTGTATTTTTTAGTACATGTACTGAAATGATTTCACAGTTACCTGCAATACCATTAGACAAAAGAAATCCAGAAGATGTAGATACAAATGCAGAGGATCACTTGTATGATGCATTAAGATATGGTATAATGTCAAGACCAAGGTTTAGTATATTTGATTATGATCCTAATGTACCAAAACCTACATACCAACCATCTGATAGTACCTTTGGATATTAAGGAATAATATGGCAGAAGAAGAAAAAATAATAGATATAGAAGAAAGTGCAGCTTCATTAGAAGATGTAAATAAACCAGAGCAAGAAGATAGTTCTGCTAATAATCTTATCCGTCATGTTATGGATAGATATCAAAAGGCAGAAGACTCTAGACAGAATGATGAAGATAGATGGCTAAGAGCGTATAGAAACTATCGTGGGTTATATGGTCCTGATGTACAGTTTTCTGAAGCTGAGAAGTCAAGAGTATTTGTTAAAATAACTAAAACAAAAACACTTGCTGCTTATGGTCAAATAACAGATGTACTATTTGCAGGTAATAAATTTCCATTAAGTGTAGAACCAACAGAGTTACCTGAAGGTGTGTCTGAAAGTGTTCATATTGATTTAGAACCAAATCCATTAGAACAAAATCTACCACCTGAATATACAGGTGAAGAACTTCCTGCTGGATATAGAGGTACAGAGCTAGGACCTTTACAAGAAAAATTATCTGAACAAGAAGTTAAAGAAGGTCCGGGCACTAATCCAAAATCTGTAACATACAATCCTGCTATGATTGCAGCTAAAAAAATGGAAAAGAAAATAATGGATCAGTTAGAAGAATCTAACGCATCTAAACATTTACGTAGCACAGCATTTGAAATGGCTTTGTTTGGCACAGGAATAATGAAAGGTCCGTTTGCTGTTGATAAACATTATCCAAATTGGAATGAAGATGGTGAGTATGATCCTAATATAAAAACTGTACCACAAGTTAGTCATGTGTCTGTGTGGGATTTTTTTCCTGATCCTGATGCAACTAATATGGATGAAACACAATATGTTATAGAAAGACATAAGCTATCTAGAACACAACTACGTAATTTAAAGAAGAGACCTTTTTTTAGAGATAAAGTTATAGATCATGTAATACAGATGGGTGAAGCATATGTTCAAAAAGATTGGGAACATGATCTTGCTGATTATAATGATGAATATAGAATAGATAGATTTGAAGTAATTGAATATTGGGGAACAATAGATAGAGAAACATTAGAAGAAAATGAGATTGACATACCCAAAGAATTAGACGATTTTGATGAATTACAAGTTAATATCTGGGTATGTCAAGATAATTTAATAAGAGTTGTGCTAAATCCATTTACTCCTGCAAGAATACCATATGTAGCTGCACCTTATGAACTTAATCCATATTCATTCTTTGGTGTAGGTATTGCAGAGAACATGGATGATACACAAACATTAATGAATGGTTTTATGAGAATGGCAGTAGACAATGCTGTATTGTCAGGGAACTTATTAATAGAAGTTGACGAAACTAACTTAGTTCCGGGACAAGACCTATCAGTATATCCGGGAAAAGTTTTTAGAAGACAAGGTGGTGCTCCGGGACAAGCAATCTTTGGTACTAAGTTTCCAAATGTATCAAATGAAAATATGCAGTTGTTTGATAAAGCTAGACAGTTAGCAGATGAAAGTACAGGACTGCCTTCTTTCGCACATGGTCAAACAGGAGTTCAAGGAACAGGAAGAACTGCATCAGGTATTTCAATGTTAATGAATGCTGCAAGTATAAGTATTAAAGCAGTAATTAAAAATGTAGATGATTATTTATTAAGACCTCTAGGAGAAAGTTTGTTTAGCTTTAATATGCAGTTTGATTTTAATCCTGATATACGTGGTGATTTAGAAATTAAAGCTAGAGGAACAGAAAGTTTAATGGCTAATGAAGTAAGAAGCCAAAGATTAATGCAGTTTATTGGAACTGCTAGTAATCCTGCTCTTGCTCCGTTTGCTAAGTTTCAATATATTATTAGAGAGATAGCTAAGTCAATGGATTTAGACCCTGACAAAGTTACAAATAATATGGAAGAAGCTGCACTTCAAGCAAAATTAATGCAAGAAATGCAACAACAACCACCACCTCAACAAGCACAAGCAGGAGCAGACCCCAATGATCCTACAGGTGCAGGTGGTGGAACAATAGGAACAGGTCAAGTACCTGTACCAAATGAGCAGGGATTTACAGGTAATGTTGGACAAGGAACGCAAACAGCTACTCCTCAAACTGAAGGGGTTGGTGCAGGACAAGAAACTGTTGGATAGTTTTAACGAGTATATAAGTTTACTAATTAAACAACAACATAAAGCTATGGAACACAGTGATAATGCAACTTTAATGTACAGATCACAAGGTTCAATTGCTACATTAAGAAGATTAAAACTTTTACGAGAAGAAGTGTTAGGAGCAAAAAATGACTGAACGAATACCTTTAACAGGTGGTAGAAGAAGTTTTCAAGATTTAAAAAGGTTTATAAGACAATCAGGTAATTATACAGGAAGAGCTAATTTATCTGATGCTGAAATGATTGAACTGTTAAAAATTACTGAAGCATTTCTTATGGAACAAGGTAAAGGTATGAAAAAACTTGGTAAAGCTGAAGGTGGTTTGTTAGATGAAGGTGGTTCAGTAGACCCTGTATCAGGCAATGATGTTCCGATAGGCTCTACAAAAGAAGAGGTTAGAGATGATATACCTGCACAATTAAGTGAGGGTGAATTTGTATTTCCTGCTGATGTAGTTCGTTATATAGGTTTAGAAAAACTTATGATGATGAGACAAGAAGCAAAGCAAGGTCTTAAAAAGATGGAAGCTATGGGTCAAATGGGAAACTCAGATGAAGCAACAGTTCCTGATGATTTACCTTTTGATGAAACAGACATTATAGCAGAAGACGATGACGGCAATGAAGTAGAGATGGCTGTAGGTGGATTGACTCCTTCATCTAAATATAATCAATTTATGGGTGGTGCAGGTATAAGACAGGTAGTATATGTAAATCCAAAAACAGGAGATGAGATACTTGTTTATGTAGTAAGTGGTACACCTATACCTGCTGTGCCTGCTGGATATGTACCAAAAGGTTCTGAACAAGCTAGTGCAGATGCTATTAAAGAATCTAAAATGACAAATCCAATAGAGCAACCTGAAACAGTTCAGGAAGATAAAGATGAAACATACACAGTTTATCAAGGCAAAATAATTAATCCGGGAAATCCTATATCTTTAGATAAAGATTCTGGTGCAGATACATGGGCTAATCTTGAAGGTGAAACTATCTTTGATAGAGCAGTAGATCAAAGTAAAGCTCCAGCAGGTTGGACTACACAAAATCAAAGAGAATATGATGCAATGGTAGCTGAAAATGTACAAGATATTAAAGCTATGTGGAACGGCAAAGAATGGGATGTATACTCACCTAGTTTAGATACGACAGCCTTTGGAACTCCGGGTAGAAGAGGATTAAAATCTAAGTATGGAAATCTTTTTAAAGATATACAAACAGGTTTTAGTAAAGCAACAGGAACTATGGGTGCTATAACAGGTACAGCACAGGCAATTAATGCAGGAATGGTATCTAATTTAAGAGATGCTATGACATCTGTAGGAACAGGAATAACACAAAGGGTAGGTGATGCATCTGCAAAAGCTAGAAAGTCTGATGCATTTAAACCAAAAGTAAAAAAGGGTAAAAGAAATGTAGGTAAAGACCCACTATCAGCTACACAAATAAAACAAATGACAAAAGGTAAAAAGACAGGACTTGAAGGAATGTCACGTGAAGATAGAAAAGATTTTGAAGATAAAGGTGGAACAGTAATACAAACAGATAAAGATAAACAAGCCTTTAAAGATAGAACAGGAATAGACATAGGCAAAGACGATGATGAAAAAGAAGGAGGTATCTCAAAAGAACAAATGAGATCAGGTATATAATACACTAATGTTGGCTACTCACACCCCCTAGTGGCTACTATGACCCCAACAACAAAGGAGAAGAACATGGCAGAACAAGCACAAGCTATGGTAAAAGAAGTTAAAGCAGAAAAAAAAGCATTTATGGCTAGACCATATAGCAGAGAAGATAAAATAAAAAAAGACGAAGAAGAGCTAAGTAAATTAGTAGAGGAGCAAAAAGGTGATACTAAATCTGAAGAACCTGAAAAAGACGCTGAAGATGAGAGTGTTCCTGAAAATGCTGAGGAAAGAAGTTTTAAGAAACGCTATGGCGACTTACGCAGACATTCGCAAAAACAAGCCGAAGAACTAAAAAAAGAAGTTGAAAAACTTAAAAAACAACTAGAGTCTTCAACAAAAGGTGAAATTAAATTACCAAAGACAGAAGAAGAATTAGATACTTGGGTTAAAGAATATCCTGACGTTGCTGCAATAGTTGAAACCATAGCAATTAAAAAAGCAAAAGAACAAAATGAAATGTTAGAGAATCGTATGAAAGAATACGAAGACCTAAGAGTTGAAGCATCAAAAGAAAAAGCTGAAGCAGAGTTATTAAGATTACACCCTGACTTTGCAGAGATTAGAGATAGTGACGAGTTCCACGATTGGGCTGATCAACAACCTAAGTGGGTACAAGATGCACTGTATGAGAATAGTGCTGATGCTAAATCTGCAGCAAGAGCAATTGATTTATATAAGGCAGATAAAGATATAAAGCCTAAAAAGAAATCAAATGAAAAAGATGCGGCTAAAGCTGTAGATACTAGATCAGAAAAAAGTAAACCAACTACAGATGAAACAGCTTCCTATATCAAAGAGTCACAAGTTCAGAAGATGAGTCCTCAAGAATATGAAAAACGATCTGACGAAATAATGGAAGCTATACGTAGTGGTAAATTTATTTATGATATATCTGGCTCTGCTAGATAAATCGTAATTTGTAGTTGACAAACAAATATTTATGTGTATAACTACAAGCAAACCATAAACTAGCCCATATTATATGCAACCTAGTTTATGTTTAATTAATTAGCAAATTCCAGTAATACGAGAAGAACACTCTATTATGTTTAAGCCCAATCTTTGAATACGATTGCAACGTATTTTAAGTTTGCACCTTTAACAGTAGACCTCTAATGGTATGGTACTTTGCATCTGTTTAAGTAAAAGATAGGAGAATTAAAATGGCTTTTACTACTGCGGCAGGATACGGAAATTTACCTAACGGAAATTTCTCGCCAATTATCTATTCTAAACAGGTACAACTTGCTTTTCGTAAGGGTTCTGTTGTAGAAGCGATAACAAATTCAGACTACTTTGGTGAAATTGCAAACTTTGGAGATACAGTTAAAGTAATCAAAGAACCTGAAATTACAGTCAAGTCATATGCTCGTGGCACAACTATTTCACCACAAGACATTGACGATGAAGAGTTCTCTCTAGTTATTGACAAAGCAAATTATTTTGCATTTAAAGTTGATGACATTGAAGAAGCTCATTCGCATATTAACTTTCAATCACTTGCATCTGATCGTGCAGCGTACAGATTGAAAGACCAATACGATCAAGAAGTATTGGGTTACTTAGCTGGTTTTAAGCAATCATCATTGCATAGCAATGCTGACACTGTTAATACATCAGTAAACGGCTCTAAAGCTGTGACAACATCTTCTAGTGGTTCTAACTTAGTTGGTGCAGAATTATTGGCTTCAATGTCACTTGATTCCTCTGACTTTACACAAGCTGATGGTACTGCTGGTACTGCAAACCAAGCTATTGGTCTTGAGCCAAGAGCAGGTGGAGCAACAGCAGCTAAGAGTGGAACAACAGGTAATGCATTTCCATTACAAGTTATTGCACGTATGTCACGATTGATGGATCAACAAAATGTTGACTCAGCTAACAGATGGCTAGTTCTTGACCCTGTATTTATTGAAATACTAAAAGACGAAGACTCAAGACTGTTTAACGCAGACTTTGGTGGAAACACAGGTGGTCTTCAAAATGGTATGGTGATAAATAACTTACATGGTTTTAAAGTTTACTCATCTAACAACCTTCCGTCTGTAGGCACAGGTCCTGCGACAACAGGTGGTCAGAATGCTTCAAACTTTGGAATTATTGTAGCAGGACATCAGTCAGCTATAGCTACTGCTGAACAAATCAATAAGACAGAAACTTACAGAGACCCTGATAGTTTCGCTGATATTGTTCGTGGTATGCATTTGTATGGCAGAAAGATACTTCGCCCTGAAGCTATCGTAACTGCTGCATATTGCTTAGCGTAAGGGAGATTAGATTATGGCATTAGGTGATAATACACTTCAAGCAGCGAGAGGTAATTCGCAGCGTGGTAGAAATCCATACTTGGTTCAAACTACATTGAACTTAGCAACTGCTTTATCTGACAAAGGTGGTGCTCTTGCAGCATCTGATGTTGTTCCTGTAATCGCTGTACCAAAAGGTACAATGATTTTGAACGCAGGTATTGAAGTTGACACTGCTTCTGATGGTTCTACATTTACTGTAGACTTAGGCACTGGTGTTGACCCTGACGTATTTGTTGATGGCTTTGATGGCACATCAGCTGCGGCAGTAGTTGCACAAAACCCTGCAGCATATCAGCCTGTAATGGCTGTAGCTAACGACAACATTGACATGACAATAGCTACATTGTCAGGTGGTGCTGTTACTACAGGTAAGTTTCGTATTTGGGCACTTCTTATGGATTGTTCAGATATGGGTAGCGACATGGTTGCTGACGAAGTAGACAGAGATACATTAGCGTAACTCACAACTAATTAGAGGGCAAGTTAAGTAGAGCGTTCTCAAAACATTTTATAACTTGCCCTTTAATACAACTAGGAATTTAGTATGACATTTGAAGTAAAAAGAAGACTAAACGCTTTTGTAGATTTAAGTTCAACTGATCTTACTACACTTTATACATGTCCTACAAACAAAACAGCAGTAATTAAAGAAATATTTATTTGTAATGTTGATACAACAAATAGCACCGATATAACAATAGCAATTACTGACACATCGGCATCTACTACTTTTAATTTAATTAAGACTAAGACAGTTGCTAATGATGATTTTTTAAGATTAGATAGTGCAGACATTATATTAGAGTCAGGAGATATAATAAAGGCACAGGCAAGTGCTGTAGACGATTTAGAAGTTTCAGCTTTTATTGAGGAATATCCTGACCCAATGAGGTAAATATGTCAGTAACAACTGCAATGACAACATCTTTCAAACAAGAGTTACTTCAAGGCTTACATGATCTTGATGGACACACTCTTAAACTAGCTCTAATTAAATCAGGCGAATCAGGCACATTTGGAGCTTCTTCCACAAATTTTTCAGAACTATCATCAGATGAAGCATCAGGTACAGGGTACTCTAGTGGTGGTGCGACATTGGGAAGTGTATCTATAGCATTAGATGGTACAACAGCAACTGTAGATTTTGCAGATGTAAGTTTTAGTAACTCTACAATATCTGCATCAGGTGCAATGATATATAATACAAGTGCAAGTAATAGAGCAATAGCAGTAATTAGTTTTGGTGGAACAGTAGCATCTACAGCAGGTACATTTACAGTAACTATGCCAACAGCAGATGCAAGTAATGCAATTATAAGATTGGCATAAGTATGGCTCTTGAAGTACATGACAGAGTAAAAGAAACTACCACTACTACAGGGAGCTCTGATGCATATGCTTTAGGTGGTGCAGTAACAGGTTTTGAAACCTTTGGTTCACATTTAGGTAATGCTGATACAACTTACTATGTATGTACTGATGGCACAAATTTTGAGATTGGTAGAGGTACATATAATACTTCTGGAAACACATTAACAAGAACAGAGATACTTGCAAGTTCTAACTCAGGCAATGACAATGCTCATAGTTGGGCATCAGGAACAAAAGAAATATTTATAACATATCCATCTAGTAAGGCTGTGTTTAAAGATGCAAGTAATAATATCAATGGAACATTTGTAGGTGACATCACAGGTAATGTTACAGGCAATACAAGTGGTAGTTCAGGCTCAACAACAGGCAACGCTGCAACAGCCACTGCTTTACAAACTGCTAGAGCAATCAATGGAACAAACTTTGATGGAACAGGTGATATAACTGTAACTGCCGCGGCAGGAACATTAACAGGTAGTACACTTAATTCAGGAGTAACAGCATCTAGTTTAACTAGTCTTGGAACACTAGCTAGTGATTTAAACATGGGTGGACAAGATATTATTAACACAGGAGTTAGTTCTGCTGATACACATGCAGGTGAATACGGAAGCTCAAGTTCTCCTATTACTTTTACAGTTACTGTAGCATCTAAATCTGGACATCCTTATCAAGGTGA